TCGCTTTGCTGCGCCTGCCGCGTGGCGGCGGATTGCATCACAGCAAGGTCGGCGGCGCCGCGCTCGATCTGCTCGGCGACTCTGGTCAGTTCTTCGCGCTCCAGCCGCACCCGGTTACCATCGTGCGCCGGCTTGTTGGCCTTCCAGGTCGCAGCCTTGACGTTTCCGTAAGTCTCTCCGGTAATCGCCCGCCATGTGGCTTTTGCGTCACGCGCCCTGGCTTGCGCCTCTTTGTGAGCGGCGTCGAAGCCGGCGCGCAGGTGCGGCCGAATCTCGTCAACCTTGAGAGGGTCAAATCCCTTGTCGAGCATGCGACCGCCGACGGTATCGCCATCGGTGCGCAGGCCCATCAGGCCAAACAGGAACGCGCGCCGATCATTGGCCGGCAGGCTTGAAAATCGCTGTGCGTCCAGGACGTAGGGCAGGACGGCCGGCAGGCGATCGTTCCCGGTGTGCTCGTGGGCGCCGTTTGGCAGCGTGATGGCGGACTGCTGACCGTCGTGCTCGACGACGGCGTATCCCACGGTCTGGCCTTCGGTGATCAGGCGGCCGTATTCCTTCTTGAGCGACACGCGGACGCTTTCGCCGGTGAGAGCCATGCGCACGGCCTCCTGCAGAGAGGACTTGCCGGAGAAGTTCTTGCCGGCGAACAGGCAAATTGGCTTGGCGAGTTTCACGTCGACGTCGCGGGCGCCGATGAAGTTGGAGGTCTTGATGGCGGTGATTTTCATCGATTACTCCAGCCCAAGCCCGCCGCGCTCACGGCGCTGGCGCGGTGCTGGCTGTGCGGCACGCTGCGACTCGGCAAGCTCTGCTGCGCGGATGGCGGCTTCTTCTTCGGGGTCGGGGCGCCACTGGTCGGCGGCGGCTGTCTGGGCGGACTGCTGCGGGATGGTGACGGGTTGCTTGTGGTCGAGTTGCGGGGGGATTTCGCCGGTTTGCTTGTCGACTCCTTCTGGAGCGTCTTCCTCGACCACGAACCCGCCCTCGATCACTGCCCCGCGCCCGCGGTCGGCGGCTTCCGACAGGGCTACAGCATTGGCGACCTCGATGCTGCACGGCATGTACTTGATGACTTGCAGCAACGGAACTTTGCGGGCGTACATCTCCCAATCGCGGAAGCTGTAATGCTTCTGGCCTTGTTTGTTGTACTTGTCGCGGTGCTTCTTGATCTTGCTGACGCGCCACAGTTCGATGATGGGCATCGTCGCGTCTTTCACCCATCCGATTGCGTAGGCATGGGTGATGTCTTCCGGGTCGTCCAGGTCGGTTTCGTTGTGGATGATCAGGTCTCGCTTCGCGCCGTCAATGAAGGTGTATTCCTGATCCTTGAAGATCACGCCGGTGAACGCCGTTCCACGACCACTGCGAGACACCAGGTCGACAAGACCCTTCCAGCCAGGAACAAACGTGCAGGTCGTTCCGTAGGGGACGAGGAAGCCAGCCCCATTCACTCCGGGCTCAAGGCCAAGCTGGCCGGCGGTCATGATGCTGGCGGCGATGCTCTTCGTCGTGCAGCGCTGCAAGGGCTCGCTGGTGCTGAATGCGGTCAAGGCGAGGCGCGTCATGCGGTCTGCGGTCAGGTGCTTCGGCAGGGCAAGCGCCATCTGCGGCTTGAGTTTGTCCATGAAGTTGCTGAATGCCGCGACTGGAGACTGCTTTTTTTCTCCGGTAGCAACCGATTTGAGATCTGCTGTAGTCATGATTATCAATTCCTCTAGTTGGCAAATTGCCAGCGCCATCCGCCGGCCTGTTTAAACTTCCCATGCAACGCTCCGTGAATCGTCGAGTAGTCAATCCCGGTTTCGTTGGCGGCGCTGCTGATCGTGTGATACGTGACCTGTATATGACCGCTGTCGCTCAACATCACGACGGGGCGCGCTCGGTAATGAAAACCGCCGCGCTGCGGGTTCTTGCATATGGTTCCGTCTAGGAGACCGGAGTTGTAGGCGTGCATTGAGTTTTCTCTTGCACTACACCAGGAGAGATTGGAATCAGAGTTGTTTTTCTTATCCCCATCTAGGTGATTAACCTGTGGCAATCCAAGTGGATTCTCGATGAATGTCTGTGCTACCAAGCGATGGACATAGCGATAATTGCCGGCGCCTAGACAGACTTGCTGATAGCCAGCACCAGCAGTCTTTGGTTTGAGCACGCGCAGCGTTTGAGCGTTGCGCACCAAACCTTCGTTGCTGACTTCGTACTTTCCAACGAATCCATAAATAGATGCCCACATGGTCGCGCCCATCACTTGATGAGTAGCGGCCGGGCTCCGGCCACCGTTTTGGTGAACTTCTTGGTGTGCTCATTGGTTGGCCCGAGGTCCAGGTATGCGGCCTGCCAGTCCGTCTTGACGGAATCCTTGTTGCTCTTCCACGTGGCCAGCCTCTGCCCCTGATAAACCAGCGTCGAGGCGTGGCCCATGGCGCACTTGAGGCTCGTGGATAGCGTCTCGATTCGCGCGTCACATTGCTTTGCGATGTCCTTTCCCTGCCTTATCTCTTCGCACAGCCGGACCAGTTCTTCGTCCGCCTCCATGACAATCCCGCCATCCCTGGCGTAGAGCCATTTCACGTCACCGGCCGTTGTCGGCTCCGGCGCGTCGCGCTCCTGAACCCGGCGCCAGAATTCAACCTCCTTTGCCCGTATGGCGGCGATGGTTTCCTCGTCTCGCTCGATCTGATGCAGGCGCAGGTCGTCGACGCCAATCAAAGCCGCTACGATGGCCCGCTTGCGCGGCTTGACCATCAGGCCGTGCATGACCTGGGCGGCGTAGTAGAGCGGGATCTCGTCTGTGTCCTGCTCTCCCCAGTCCTTGGCGGCGAACGGGCTGACGGTCTTGATTTCCGCGTTGTGCTCCTCGCCGTCGATGAGCAGTTCCAAGTCAAGCTCGCAGGCAAGGAACGGGAATTCGGGGTCCTGGTATCGCGCGTTGCGGTCGATGATCTGCACGTCGTGCCCGCGGTCCAGCAGTTCGTCGACGAGCATCTCGACAACAACCGGCTCCCAGCGGTGGCCGCGATCAAACAGCCTTTGCTTGGATTTGGTAACTTCCTCGAAGAAGTCTCCGATCTTCTCTTGATAGAGTTGGAAGGGGCTTTTCCATGGCGATACGCCAAGGATGGCGGAAACGTCGCTGCCGCCAATGAATGCTGTGCGGTCGTGTTGGGTCATTGCTCCACCCCGACAAGCTCTTCCAACGACAGGCGCGCCTCGATCAGTGCCTGACGGGCTTTGGCCAGGTCTCCCTTGCTGGCGGCTACTTCCGCCGTGGCCAGGAAGCTGCGGACGTCGCTGATGACATCGAGCGTTGGGTCCTCGTCGTCGTCCATTGGCGCGCGCGGGTCAAGCGGGTGGCTGGCGTAGGCTGGCCAGGTCGGCGCGTCTCCGACGCCGAATTCGGTGAACTTATTTGCTTGCATTGTGGGTGCTCGCGTAAGTGGTTGCTGGGTGCGCAGACATCTGAGCGCACTCGTAGTCAATGCGCCCGACTACGCCGAACGCCAGAATGATTACCAGCAGGGCTAGCGGCGGATTCATCAGCGGCACCCCAGATAATGGTCTTCGGCAATCCTGATGCCGTGCTCAAGCCGGTACGCTTTCTCCGGCTGAACTTCTGTTGCTTCCTGCTGACGGCGAGCGATGGCCTGCTCGTGGAAACGCTCGTGATCATCAATCACCTTCCTCGCATCGTGGATCAGATGCGGAGGCAAATATGAGTCGGCGCTGAACGCCGGTTCGTGTCCTGCGGCCTCTGCGACGATGGCGCGCAGCACTTCAATGGCGCGCTCATTCATGGCCTTCATCTCCGCCACCGAGCGCGCCACACGTCGTGGTCCGCCTCTTCTTCGTCGCTCATTGCGCCGATGCACTGAGCGATCAGCAACGCTGCCGGAACGGACAGCACCAAAAAAACGTACTCCAGCATCTTTTCCTCCTTGGTTGATGTGGTGTCACTGGCCGGGATTCCCGCCCCAGCGCCAGCTTCCTTAGTTGCTCGACCTGATATCCGCCGTCGATCGCGGTGGCCAGTGACTCGGAAGCCGCCTCGCCTTCTCTTATGCACGGCACAACGCTCTTCTGTTGGCGGTACAGCTCGGCGGGGCTGCGCGTGAAGCGGCTTGCGAGTCTCGGTTCCGCAGCAGGCCAGGGTGATGTCGTGCCCTTAGCCTTGTGTCCGGACGGGCAAGGCTCAAACCGCCGGGGCCGGGAGTCGGGTGGGATGCACTGGGAACCGATGGATGTATTCTACACACGTGTTGAGGATTGTCAACACGTGGGGAGCGTAGGCACAAAAAAATTCCGCGAGTGCGAAACGCGGAACACTGGCGCGGAATCTGCGGAAAGTGGCGCTATTTGTTGGCGGTCACGGCCCGCGCTGATACTGCTATCACGTGGCTCCCGAACGTTGTGCCCGCCTATCCCACGTGTTGACTTTTCAATCCCCACGTGTGTATCATTGGCTCATGAACGCACTTACACGAGCAATTGAAATCTCCGGCGGCCCGGCTGCTTTGGCAAGGTCTATCGGAAGGTCCGTGCAAACGGTTTGCAACTGGACGCTGCGCGGGAACGTGCCGGCAGCGCATTGCCCATCTATCGAGCGCGCCACCAAAGGCGCCGTTCGCTGCGAGGACATCCGGCCTGATGTGGACTGGGCCGTGCTGCGGAACTCCAGCGAGCGGGTTGCCGCATGATCACCGCCTTCCGTCGCGCATCCTGCATGCAGTACGCAGGACAACCAGACCGGGACGGTCTTGGCAGACCCGTTGCTCGAGGCACCGCATGCGCGACCTGCCCGGAATGCGATGTCCCGCACGGCGATGTTGGCATTGCCGGCGCTGATCTGCGCGGGCGCCTCGAAGTAGAGGACGGGCGACTGCAGATCGTCTGGCAGTGCCCTGAGTGCAACCGCACGATGCACGAAGATACCGATTGGCTGTCGGTAATCGAGGATGAAAAAAAAGTCAAGGCGGACCCGCTGTGCGTGTTCTGTCGGCAGGTGGCCGCATGAGCACCAACCACCAGCAGCCGCTCGTTCCCGCGTTCGCAGCCGCAGCAGCCGCCATCTTTGCGGCATACCTGCTGAACTGGCTGTTGTCATGATTTCCTCCTGTGCCCGCGTTTCCCGTCTGGTCGCGCGGGCCTTTGCCGGCCTCTCGGGGTCGGCTTTTCTTTTTCTGTAGCCATGCCAGAGATCAGATTCGAGGCTAAGCAAGAGACGTGCGCTGTCTTGGATGGGTATTGCTCGGCCACTGGCAGGTGCCGTACCGCGTTTATCAACAGCCTGCTTGACGAGTGGGCGGAAAAGAAGCTGCATGAAGCCAGAGTAGTGGTCAGGGTTGCCGACGGCAATCCGGGCTTGTCGGAGTCGCGTCGGAAAGGGGCTGCATGATGCGCGTCTTGGTTGCTTGCGAATTCTCCGGGCGCGTCCGCCAGGCGTTTCGCAACGCTGGGCATGATGCTTGGTCGTGCGATCTGTTCGAGGACTCAGAAGATGGCAGCCCGTTCCATGTGCGTGCGGATGCTGTCGAGATGGCTTATTTGCAGCAGTGGGATTTGATGATTGCGCATCCGCCATGCACGCATCTGGCCGTGAGCGGGGCGCGCCACTTTAACGAAAAGCGCAGGGACGGAAGGCAGCAGGCCGCGCTTGATTTTGTCCGCTCGCTGATGGATGCGCCAGTCGAGCGAATCGCAGTCGAGAACCCGGTATCGATCATAAGCACGGCGATTCGTCGCCCTGACCAGATCATCCAGCCGTGGCAGTTCGGACACGGCGAGACAAAAGCAACGTGTTTGTGGCTCAAGGGGCTTCCGAAGCTGACGCCGACGAAGATAGTTGAAGGCAGGTCGGCGGCAATCCATCGGATGCCGCAGACCGCCGACAGATGGAAAAAACGCAGCCGGACCTACGCAGGAATTGCGCAGGCGATGGCAGACCAATGGGGGAAATTATGAGCATTGAGGAATGCAAAGGCGCCGTTTGCGCCGCAAACCCGGAAGCAATCGCTGCGTTGCTCGACGGCAACGGCGAACTGGCTGCGGCGCTTGTCGTGCCTGAGAAGGACACGCAGGCGCTGATCGATCTGGCGAAGTACCAGCACCAGGTCTTGTCCGAAATCGCGGCGATCCTGGACGACAGCCAGGGCTTTGCCGAACTGATGCGCGAAACCATCCGCATCAAGTGCGGCTTTGTTTTGCGCGCGGCGGCCAAAGCAGGGCTTGCGCCGTGAGCGCCGGAAGCTGTGGCCCGGTTGATGGTGGCGACGCTGAAGCTATCGATTCGCCGCCAGTGACGCCAGAAAAGAACGCGCAGGAACTGACGATCTTGAGCGCTACACGCATCAGGTTTTGTCATACATCGCAAATCACGTGGACGACCGCAAGGGGTTTGTCGTGAGCGTCGGTAGCCATGGCCCGTTCGAGGCCGGTGACGTCGAGGCTTGCGAGTCGGAGTTCGATTCTCTCTGCATCGAAGTCGAGGCACTCAAGGCGGAGAACCGGCTGCTGAAAAGAGAGGTCCGGACGATGCTCGACACCATGCGGTGCGCCAGCGATGTTCTGACGAAACTGATTGAGGAAACGAAATGAAACCCGAAGAAATAGATCAGGAAATCAAGGACAAGGGTCTGACGGCGCCGCGTGTGACGCTTGAGGATATCGAGGAGAACATCGCCAGCGAGTATTACTTCACCGCTGCGAACGGAGTCAACGGAGAAATGGGGCTCGGCGGCGTGCCGTACGTATATGAAAATTCATTAAATCTTATCACGTTCTGCCTCCTCGTCCTGCGCAACGGATTCACCGTCACCGGAGAGTCGGCCTGTGTTAGCCCGGAAAACTTCGACGCTGAGCTTGGCCGGAAGATCGCACGGCAAAACGCCATCACCAAGGTCTGGCCGCTGATGGGTTACGCGCTCCGGGAGCGCCTTTTTCTACGGGAGGAAAAATGAGAGGGATTTCCGCACTGCTCGCCATTGCCGGGATATCCGCGGCATGGCACGACACCGGAAGAAACATGATGTCGTCTGGTGGAATGATTCTTTCCTTGCCGAATAAATACGAACGCGTCGGCAAAGGCGTTGCGCAGGCCAAGCGCGAGGCGATCAAGCTTCGCTGCCGGAAGGCTCACCGCCATGCACTGCCGGGGGAGCGCATCATGACCGAGGAAATCACTCGGCGCCCGAATGGCGCATACCTGATTGAGTCGGCGCCGAATCGCCGGCAATACCTTGCGGCAAAAGCGGCGCGCGAGATTGTCGAGCGCATCATGGCGCCGATAACGGCGGCCGTCGCAGGATACCGCGCGGAACTGGATCACGCTCTGAACGCGGACGCGGTTTATCTGGGGCCGGGCAAATGATCTATCCGTTTGCTCTGCCCGATGGTCCCATCCATTCGTTTCAGGCTCTGCCTGCACCACTTCCCGACTGCGTGCAGGCGCAACTCAAGGCGCTGTCGGCGAAGTGCGCCGGGCTGACCGGCGAGGAATTGCTGCATGCACAAACGCGGCTCAACGAGTACGCCGACAAGGTGCGAGACGTGCTCGGCGTTGAGTTTGTGCGGCGCGAGTTTTTGTTGGTACTGCGCGCGTGAAGCGCAAGGTCAAGACGTACCGGAAGAAGCTACGACTGCTGACCGGAATGCAGTGGGTGCGCTCGATCACTTTCGCGCAGAAACTGCGCGCGTTCGGACAGGTAGCGCTGTTTGTGTCTACCGGGAAGCGCGCATGAACTACGGCACGCACCCGCTTACCGTCGAAGGCTATCGAGAGCGGACCGCTGCCGATCTGCGCGGCATCCCGATTACCGCGCACGGCTACAAGTGTGCGGTCTGTAAGCGGGCGTGGAACAAGGGGACTGCCGGTCGAAAGAAGGAGGCCAGCGGTGGTTGGCGGTGCCCGGATTGCGTGGCTATTTCCAAAGTGGAAACAACCACCGAGCACGGCGCTGGAGCCAGCCTGAAATGACCGCAGCGCGCAAGAAATGGACGGACTTCGCGGCCAAGGCATCGACACAGCCCGCGCTGTTTGAAGCGCCTGAGCAGCCTCGCAGGCGCCGTGCCGGCACATGCAAGAAGCCGTCTATCCCTGAGCGGGACATTCAGCGCCAGATCCTTGCCGGTTTGCTTCTGCACCCCCTGGTCGCGCGCATCGAGCGTATCAATGTGATGGCGGGGCGGCTGTTCGGCAAGGACGGCAAGCCGTCGCGGTTCATGCGGTCGTGCGCCAAGGGGCGCGTCGATCTGGACGGGTTCAGCACGTCGGGCAAGGTCATTGCCATCGAGGTCAAGCGGCCGTCGACACGCAACAACCTCACCGAGGAGCAGCGGGCATACCTGGAGCAGGTGAAGCGGGCTGGCGGGCTGGCCGGCGTGGCGACGTGCTACGAAGAGGCGGCGGCGATTGTGGAGGGGCGAGGGTAATGGCCAGAGCAAGAAACATCAAGCCGGGTTTTTTCCGAAACGCTGACCTTGTTGAACTGCCAGTCGAGGCAAGGCTGCTCTTCGTTGGACTCTGGACCCTGGCAGACCGAGAGGGCCGTCTCGAAGACCGCCCAAAGCAGATCAAGATGGAGATATTCCCTGCCGACTGCTTCGACTGCGATGCGCTTCTCACTTCCTTGGCCGGAACCGGAATGATCGAGCGCTACGAGGTCGGCGGGAAGCGGTATCTGCACGTGGTCAATTTCACGAAGCACCAGAATCCGCACCGAGACGAGAAGGCCAGCACGATACCTGCACCGGGATCGAATGGTGTCCGATCAGAACAAGCACCGTGCGAGCACCATGCAAACACTGTGCAAGCACTGTGCGAGCACCATGCAAACACTGTGGCAATCGGGCTGATTCCTGATTCCCTGATTCCTGATTCCCTGATTCCTGAATCAAAAACAGGCGCCGCAGGCCATCCCGGAGACCTCGCGCGACCCGAAAAGCCTGCGGCTGTCGCCGCTGTGCGTTTCGACGCTGCAGGATTTTTGGTCGAGCAGGGAGCGGATCCGCAAACCGCGGCCGACTACCTGACGCTGCGGAAGGCGAAGAAAGCGGCGCCGACACACACGGCGCTGCGCTCCGTCGTTGCCGAGGCTGCGAAAGCGGGGATGCCGGTTCAGGACGTGCTGACGACATGCTGCGCAAGGGGATGGGCGGGATTCAAGGCCGAGTGGGCTGGCCAACAGGCCAGGGCGGGGCCATCAAACCCAGTGAAGTTCGACCCAGTAGCTCACGTCAACCGCAACCGGACGCGCCCCATTGAAGCTTCAAACATCATCGACATCCCCGCCGAACGCCTGGCTTGAGCCGCACCCAAGACTCGAAGGTTTGGCGCTGATAGACCACCTATTCAACCGGCTTGATGGCCTGTACCCCAACAAGTGGCGGGCGTCGTTTGCCAACGATCACGCCATAGCGAACTGGCGCACCGCGTGGGCTGAGGCTTTCGCCGACGAGGGGATATCCATTGACGAGGTTCGGGCAGGGCTGAAGGCATGCCGTCGGCGAGACTGGCCGCCTTCGTTCGCCGAATTTTTCAAGGACTGCCGTCCGTCTGCCGACCACCAATCCGCTCTCATCGAAGCCATCGAGCAGATGGCCAGGCGCGAGTCAGGGAGTGACCGTTGGAGTCACCCGGCGATCTACTGGGCGGCGGTCAAGATCGGGAGCTACGACCTGTCCCGCAAGTCGCTCAAGGAACTCGACAAGGAATGGCGGAAGGCGTACAGCGACCAGCTTGCAATCGGACAATGGGGCGACATTCCGGAGCGACTCCCGGCGCTTCCTGCGCCAGGACAGACGCACTCTCGAGAAGTTGGGAAAGAAACGATACAGGCCATGCTGGCGAGGCTCAAGAGCGCCGCAGACGCTCATTGCAAGGCGTCAGACGATGGCGCTTAACCCAATTTCGGAAGACCTAGACCCGCTGTTGTGGGCCAAGAGGCCGCGGTCCCAATGCGCGCTTAGCCTGCTGAGAACCGGGGCAGCAGAGGGAGGCGGGGAGCTTGCGACGATCCTCTCCAGCCATGTCCGTGACGGCGTGTGCGACGAGTCCGGAAAGCTGTTGATGCGATGGGACGGGCTGCGGTACGTGTCGCTGGCCGCCGACCGGGAGCGGTATGCGGCCTGATCCACTGCCCGCCGATACGATGGCTCGACTCAGAAAATGGGGGTATGCGCCAGGCGGATACATGAGCGATTGCCACAAGTGCGGGAAGACCAATATGAGTGAGGAAGTGACGATCGGAGACTGTCGGCTGATATTGGGCGATTGCCGGGAGGTTTTGCCGACGCTGCCAATGGTCGACGCGGTCATTGTCGACCCGCCGTATAGCAAGCGGTGCCATGCTGGCCATGATTCGGTCGCCGGAGTGGCAAGTAGTCGAGTGCTTGGCTATTCCGCGCTGTCGCCAGCGGGCGTTGCCGACCTCGCTGCCGAGTACGCGATGTTGTGCCGAGGATGGATCGTTTGGATGACCGACAGCGAGCTTGCTTTGGCTGTTCGACGTGCGCTTGAGTCCGTCGGCCGGTACGCGTTCGCACCGCTGCCGTTTTATCAGCCAGGACGCAGCGTGCGGCTATCCGGTGACGGACCATGCTCGTGGACTGATTGGATCGTCGTGGCGCGAACGAAGGCGCAGTCGAAATGGGGCACGCTGCCGGGCGGATACGTGGCTGGTCCGGGATGGAATGACAAGGCGCGCATGGGCGGAAAGCCAACGCACTTGATGCGCGCGCTTGTATCGGACTATTCGCGTCCGGGAGATCTGGTTCTTGATACTCACATGGGCGCAGGTACGACGGGCGTCGCTTGTGCGCTTGAAGGTCGGCGATTCATCGGGGTTGAAAATGACCGCGATGCGTTCGACATCGCCTGCGAACGCATCGACAACGCTTACCGTCAGGGGCAGATGTTTCCGAGCGGCCCGATTCACAAACAAGAGCAAGGCGCATTGATATGACTGACGACGAACACGAGGCGCTGGAAGAGCGCGCCGCGATCATCCAGTTTTGCAGCGGGCGTGAGGTTAGTCGTGAAACCGCCTGGCGGATGGCTTGTGAGCAGGCGACACAAAAGGCGCGCAGGGTGATTGAGGCGCAGCAAGAACTAGCGAAGGCGATCAGATGCTGAAATATCGACACAAGAAAACCGGAAAGATTTACAAATGGCTTGCTGCCGGAGTTGATTGCACGAACAGCAGAGACGGAACATCTGTTGCGGTTTATTGCCCTGACGACAACGAGCATACGATTTTCGTCCGGGAGCGCAGCGAGTTTGAAGAGAAATTTGAAATGGTGACGCAATGACACCGAAACAGGCCGCTTTTGTCGATGAATACCTGATCGATTTGAACGCGACACAGGCGGCTATTCGGGCTGGCTACAGCGCTAAAACGGCGGAATGGATAGGGCCTCAGTTGCTCGGGAAAGCTCACGTTTCAGCGGCGATTGCGAAGCGAATGGAAGACAGATCAAAACGCACCGAGATAACGCAAGACCGCGTGCTCACCGACATCGAGCTAATCAAGCAAGACGCGATGCGCAAGGCTTACGACAAGAACGGAAACGAGGCGATGATCAATCACACGTCTGCGCTCAAAGCCTGCGAATTGCAGGGCCGTCATTTGCAGATGTGGAACGACAAAGTAGCGCTGACAATCGAAACAACAACCGACGAAGAACTACATGCTCGAATCGCTGACCTTGCAAGAAAAGCTGGAATTACAAGCGCTATTATCTGAGCGCATCCGGCGAGATAATCAGCGCAAATGGCTGACGTATTATCCCGACGATGGGCCGCTGCGCCGTGAGTTGTATCCGAAGCACATGCAGTGCTTTGCCGACGGCGCGCATTATCAGCAGCGCCTGTTCATGGCTGCGAACCGAGTCGGCAAAACAGAGGGAGTCGGCGCTTATGAGGTGGCGCTGCACCTGACCGGCAACTATCCGACGTGGTGGAATGGCCGGCGATTCGACCGCAAAACAAAAGGATGGGCCGCTGGCGACACGCGCCAGACCGTCCGTGACATCCTCGTTGAAAAGCTGCTAGGACCGAAGAATGCGCGCGGCACAGGAATGATTCCCGGAGAGTCAATCGCGCGAATCGTGCCAATGCCTGGCGTTCCTGATGGCGTCGAATTGGTCGAGGTGCGCAGCAAGCACGGCGGAAACTCTCGGCTGTCGTTCAAATCGTTTGACCAGGGCCGGCTGTCGTTTCAGGGAACTGAGCAGGACTTTGTCTGGCTTGACGAAGAGCCGCCAGCAGATATCTACGAGGAATGCTTGACGCGTACCGCAACCACGCGCGGGCTGATCCTGCTGACATTCACCCCGCTGTCTGGACTGTCGGATGTCGTGCTGATGTTTTTGCCTGGCGGCGATATCCACGAACAGCAAGACGAGAAATCAAGCCGGTCTGTAATTCTTGCTACTTGGGACGATGTTCCGCATTTGGACGAGCGCGCAAAAGAGATGCTGTTCGCCTCGTACATGCCTTTTCAGCGGGATGCGCGCACTAAAGGAATACCAGCGCTCGGCAGCGGCGCAATCTATCCGGTACCGGAGTCGGATATTGTGATTGCCGATTTTGCGCTTCCGAATCACTGGCCGCGAGCTTATGGCATGGACGTCGGATGGAATAGGACGGCGGCAATATGGGGCGCATTTGATCGGGAAACCTCTACCAGCTATCTCTACTCGCAGCATTACCGAGGCGATGCAGAGCCGGTAGTACAGGCGGAATCAATCAGATCAAGAGGCTCATGGATTCCCGGCGCGATTGATCCTGCATCGCGCGGACGATCACAGACCGATGGTAGCTGCTTGATGGAAATGTACCAAAGCCTTGGACTTGACCTCACAAAAGCGAATAACGCGGTAGAGGCTGGCATCTATGATGTTTGGACGCTGTTGTCGGCCGGAAAGCTCAAGGTGTTTGCGTCCTGCGCTGATTGGATCTCGGAATACCGCATGTACCGCAGGGACGACAAGGGGCGAGTCGTGAAAAAGAACGATCACCTGATGGACGCCTCGCGCTATTTGATCGGAACCGGGAGAGATATTGCCAAGTGCAAGCCGAAACCAGCAGACGAAGAAGAATCATTTGCATCCGGCGGTTGGATGTGCTAGCTTTCCAGCATGCCAGCAGATAATCAGAAAAAGCACGACGAGATACTCGCGGAAGCCAAGCGCTTTCGCGACAAGTGCATAGAAGTCAATTCTGAGAACCGCCGTCTCGCGGTTGATGATCTGCGGTTCCTGTCCGGCAAGCATTGGGATTCCCGCGATGTGGCGCTGCGAGAGAAAGAAGGGCGCCCGGTCCTGACGATTGACAAGCTGTCGACATTCGTTCGGCAGATCAAGAACGACCAGCGAATCAACAAGCCGAGCATCAAGGTCCATCCGGTAGATTCAGAGTCGGACCCTGAGACGGCGAAGGTCCGCCAAGGCATGATTCGGTATATCGAGTACAACAGCAACGCATCAATAGCCTACGATACCGCCATTGGAAGCGCATCGGAAACCGGCCTGGGGTATTTCCGCATCATCACGGAATATGAGCGCGAGGATTCGTTTGACGTTGTTCCGCGATTTGTCCGCATTCGCAATCCGCTGACCGTGCATTTCGATCCTGATTCCATCGAGGGCGACGGCAGCGACGCGCGCCGCGTGCTCGTTGAGGAGCGGCTTGGAGTGTCCGAATTCTGCTCAAAATATCCATCGTCCGAAATCGCCAAAACGCGCAAGACGACCGGCAATGCTGCTCGCGATGACATGGATGATATTCTGGTCGCCGAGTATCTGCGCGTCGAAGAAGACGCCGATGAACTCATCCGCTTGAGCAATGGCGAAACAGGATGGAAATCGGAACTATTGGCGCTGCCGCCTGGCGTGACGATCGCCAATTCGCGCAAAAGCGCGAGGCGCAGCGTCGTGAATTACAAGATCGCCGGCAAGTGCGTAGGAGATGACAGCGCAGAATTCGGCGAGGTATTGGAGTCGTCCGAGGTTCCGTGCCGGTGGATTCCGGTATTCCCGGTATATGGCAACGAAATCGACATCGAGGGCAAAGTTGTACGTTCCGGCGTGATTCGCGGCGCTAAAGACCCGTCACGCATGTACGACTACTGGATGACGGCGGCGACAGAGGAATACGCGATGCGTACCAAGTCGCCATGGATCGGCGCAGAGGGGCAATTCGAAGGCAAAGAGGCGCAATGGTCGCAAGCCAACCGTCGATCATTTGCGTATATGGAATACAAGCCGCGCACCGTTGGCGGACAACTCGTGCCACCGCCGATGCGCCAGCCTATGGCAGATGTTCCAGTCGGCGCCATCACGATGGCTGCGCACGCATCGGACGACATCAAGGCAACGACTGGCATGTTTGACGCAGCACTGGGCGCGCGCGGGCCGGCAACGTCAGGCATTCAAGAGCGCGAGCAGAAGCGGCAAGGCGGAATCGCCAATTTCCACTACACGGATAACCTCAACCGCGCGGTGCTGCAAGCTGGCCGCTGCTTGCTCGACATGATCCCGCGTCTTTTCGACACCGAGCGCGTCGCGCGCATCATGGGCGAGGACGACACCATCACATCGGCTTTGATCAACAAGCGGCTGGAGCAGCCCGAGCTTGATGAGAAGACCGGCAAGCTCAAAACGACGATCAATGACATGAGCGTCGGACAGTATGACTGCACGGTATCTGCTGGCCCGAGTTACAGCACGCTTCGTCAGGAGGCGTCAGAGTCTATGGTGTCGTTCGGGCAGTCATGGCCGAAGTTGATGGACATCGCCGGCGACAAGGTTGTGCGCGCGATGGATTGGCCTGGCGCAGAGGAAATCGCCGAGCGCATCGCCAAGACCATCCCGCCAGAACTGTTGGATGAAGACGAGTTGGATGAAGACGAGCGCGAGACGCCGCAAATCCCGCCAGAAGTCATGCAGATCATGCAGAAGGCGCAGGGACATATCCAGCAGCTTGAGGCGGCGCTGCAGGATGCAGAACAGGGCATCGAGAAGGAGCGCATCAAGGCCGCGTCGGCAGAGAATGTCGCGCGCATCAATGCCACGTCGCGGCAGGACGTTGAAGAATTGAAGGGCTGGATTGCAATGCTCACGCAGCAGATGCAGCCACCTCCGGCGCTAGCAGGCGCTGCAATGGCCACAGGCCAGCAAGAACCCGGCGTTATGCCGCAAATGGAGCAATGATGGAAGATTTGATCTTTGACGACACGCCAGCAGCAGTAGAAACCGCTGCGCCAGTAGAGGCGGAAGCGCCTGAAGTTGAGGCGCAAGAACAGGCTGTTGAGCAGCAGGAAGCAGAGCAGCAGCAAGAATCAGAACGCGAGGTTGTGCGCAAGAAGAAAAGCGCCAGCGAACGCATCCAGGAGATTACCTGGGCGCGCCACGAAGCCGAACGGCGCGCAGCAGAGGCAGAGCGGCAACTGGCAGAGTTCCGCGCCGCCAAGCAGCCGGAGCCCGCTGCGCCAGTCGCCGGAAAGCCGGCGCTTGACCAGTTCCAGGACTATGACAGTTACGTCGAAGCGGTCGCCGAATGGCGGGCCGGCGAAGCTGTACGCGCCGCCCTGAGCGCGAACGAGCAGAAAACGCAGGCCGCAGCGCAAGCGGCACAGAACAAGCAGCGCACGGATTCATGGGCCAAGGCTCAGACGGCCGTGCGTCAGGCTCTGCCTGACTATGATGAGGTGGTTGGACTGTCAGAAGTCGTGGTAGCGCCGCACGTTACCGATACGATCCTCGAGAGCGATCGTGGCCCCGAGGTGGCCTATTACCTCGCGCAACACCCCGAGAAAGCCGAGCAAATCAACGGACTCTCGCCAATCGCTGCCGCCAGAGCAATCGGCAGGATTGAAGCATCGCTCCCGGAGCTGCCCGTTGCAGCAGCAAAGATCAGCAAGGCGCCCGCACCGATCAAGCCGGTCAGCGCATCGTCGTCCGCACCCATTGGCATATCGGATGATATGAGCACCGAAGCATATCGGGCAGCACGTGCAAAACAGGGCGCCTGGTGGGCGCGCAAACGATAATCACATCTGGATAACACAATGGCAAATACGCTTGTCACATCGAGCATCGTCGCTGAGGAAAGCCTCGCCGTGCTCGAAAACATGGTTACTTTCGGCTCGGCTTGTAACCGCGACTGGGAAGACACCTTTCAATCAGCTTCTGCTGCCGGCTACAAGCCCGGCGCTACGATCAACATCAAGCGTCCGCCGCGCTACACGTACCGCGCAGGCCGCGTTGCCGCTCCGCAAGATACCGTGGAAAGCACGGTCCCGCTGACGCTCAGTCAGGGGGGCTGCGATCTGTCATTTACTGCGTTTGAGCGCACGCTGTCTCTGTCCCGGCTTGAGGACAAGCTCACCGCAGCGCTGGCGACCGTGGCCAACCAGATTGACGAGCAAGGGCTGTCGCTGGCGCATTACGCCTCGCATGCAGTCGTCAATCCGGCCGGCGCGTTGCCTACCACGCAAGCCACCGCGCTGCAGGTCATCACCGATGCGAACGTGCTGCTTGACGAGCGCGGCGCGCCCCGCAAGGACCGCAATCGCTCGCTGATCATGAATCCGAAGCTTAACGGAGCCGCGCTTCAAGGCCTGGCCGGGTTGCTCAATCCAAGCGGAAAGCTTGGCCAGCAGTACGAGAGCGGAATGATGGTCGATTCGCTTGGCCTGAATATCGCGATGGATCAGAATGTCGATGTGCATACGAACGGCACGCAGAACGTCGGCGGCACCAACGTCAGCGGCGCAGGGCAAAGTGGCGCAGCTATCACGGTTGTTGGCTTGGGCGGCACGATCACGCGCGGCACCGTTGTTACCTTCCCCGGCTGCTATGCGGTCAATCCGCAGACTCGCAAGACTACCGGCAGCCTGGCGCAATTCGTCGTCACTGCCGACCTTGCCGCCGGCGCTACGTCGATTCCGATTTCTCCCGCCATCGTCCTGATCGGCGCTTTCCAGAATGTGAGCGCCGCTCCTACCACTGGCAGCCCGTTCTTGATCCTTGGCGCCGCCAGCACGGCTTACGGCACCAACGTCGCGTTCCACAAAGACGCCTTCACGCTGGCGATGGTCCCGCTTTGGACGCCGCCGAGCAAAAACGTGGTCAGCGTGTCGCAGAAGACGCACAACGGCTTCACGATCCGCGTGCTGGAGTACTACGACGGCAAGAACGACGAAAGCGTGATGCGTCTTGATGTGCTGTTCGGATGGGCGGCGACCTATCCTGAGCTTTCCGCCAAAATCTACACCGTCTAAGGGGAACGACATGGCTGTTACTCTCTACAAGTCGTATCAGGGCTATGCCGCTGGCTCAACCATCATCGTCCCGGACGACACGCAAACCGCGCTGATTGCGCAGGGCATCGGTTACGCCGCTTCTGGCCAGCCGACGCAGGCCTATCAGGCGACCGGCGACGCAGTGCTGAACCCGACCATCGGCGGAAACAAGTACTCGCAGGACAGTTCCGGCTTCGGCGCGCCTTCGTCCCCGCAAGGGCCGCGCATCCTGCCGAACGGCCCGATTCTGGCCTTCGCCTCGTTGGGCACATCTGCCGTGCATGTGGCCGGAACGTGGTATCGGTCGGAAATCTACGTGCCGCATCTGGCGCAATGGACCGGCATCAATGTGCTCAACGGCGCCACCGTCGGAACGGATAATATCCTGGTGGCGCTGTACGACACCAATGGCGTCTTGATCACCAATAGCGCCGTTGCTGGCGCGCTGTCGGCTGGTGCCAATGCGTTCCAGTCGCTGGCGTTCCTGACGCAGCCGATTTTGAACCCTGGCCGGTATTTCATCGCAGTGCAATGCAACGGCACCACGGCGACCACGCGCAAGTGGGCTGCCGCGAACGGCGGAAACCAGATGACGCAATCGGCAACCGGCACCTTTGGCACTGTCCCGGCGAGCTTCACCCCGCCGACGACATTCACCGCCGACGTCGGGCCTATCGCTGCGCTGTACCAGTAACCCACAGCGGGGACTTCGGTCCCCGTTTTTCGAGGATCACGCATGACTACTACATGCACGATTACCAAAGAGGGGCGCTGCGACACCTACGGCAGGCCGCTGCTTGTCGGTCAGAGCTACACGTCGTCGGACGATGAAATCAAGTCGCTGTGGCAGGCTGGATTCTGCTCTGTGACCGATGCGCCAACTATTTTTGAGGCGCCGACATACCCCTACCCGCAGCAGATCGCGGCGATTGGCGTTCCTTTCTGCATTCTTCCAGGGGATGGTTCAACAACTGGATTGCAATTCACCGGCAGCGCAGGGGCTTTCACGCTGTCTGCGGCGATTCTCGCAAACGCGTGGAATTTACTCAAAGGCGCATGGTGTTACATGCCTGCCAGTTTTGGCGGAAGCGCTTATCCGGCAGGTTGGTATTGGGCAGTGTTTTCCGGCGATACGGCTGGAACCTTGTACGTCAATACGTATTCGAGCAGAGTTCCCGTTAGGCCGGCATCTCCGACTAATTTCCCCGTCAATCTCTCCGGGCGCCTGAATCAAACCACGTCAGAAATCACTGGGCCTTCAGGGTTTTTGATTCCAGGTGGAGCATTGGGTCCAAATGGCGCTATTAAGGCGTACCTCCGAACGCTTGGAAGCAATGGTGCAACCAACAAATATTTGCGTTTGTATTTGGATGCTACACAGGTAGGCCAAATCGGCCCGATAACAACCAACCCGAACGCAGAGTATCTGGTATCTATTCGTAATCAGGGATCAGAAGCATTGCAATGCAATAGTAGGACATCGTATGTTACAGGAGTGGGATCGGTTGGAGGAACAGTTTCAGGCGCTCCTGAGTACTCCTCTGTTGATACCGGAAGTGATAAATCTTTCTCTATTAGCCTTCAGAATAACACAAATACCGGGTCATTTATTTTGTTGCACGCCGACGCCACAGTTACCTACGGAGCCTAGACCATGGCCAAACTAACTTTTACAGGACCAACTCGTGAGGCTGATGCTGAGGCCGCTCGTGCCGCCGCGGAACTGGCCGGAGACGCAGCCCATGTGCATGTGATCCCGGCAGAGAAAGTCATCCGCGTCTATACCGGCGCCGATGTCGTGACCTTCGACCCGCGCCCGACTGTCAGCAAATGGCAGTTTGTCCAGGCCTGCGCCGCTGCGGGAATCTCAGAGGCTCAGCTGGATGCCGCCGTGGCATTGCTGACGCCAAAGAGGCAACGATTCTGGCGCCTTGGTCCGCCAATCGACCGTGACAACCCGTTCTCATCTCGTCTGCGTACCAACTTGACTCCCGTTCCAACACCCGCCGCGTGGAATGCCATATTCCTGGCTGCCGCTGCGCTCGACCCGCTTACCGTCTGAGGAATCATCATGGCCATTACACGCTACTACACCGAAGCCGAAGCCATCGCCGTTGTTGTCGCCGACGGCGGCGATCCGTCATGCAACGTGCGCTGGTTCTCGACCTCTCCGCAGTGGGAGGCGCGCACCGGTTCCGACCGCAACTATCCGCCAGAGATCTACAAGGTCTCCCGCGAGATTACCGCGCAACTCACCCCGGAAGAAAAGGCGGGCATCTTTGCCGCCGCGCTCGCCAATGCGGAATCGACCGCTGGCCTGTCCGTTGCCTTGATCCCCGTCTCGTCCGATGTCGGCTTTTCCATGTCCGAAGCGACGCCGGTCATTGAGCAGCTTGTGAATGATGGCCTGCTGACGCCTGCACGCGCCGTGGCGCTGCTCAGCTAATGACAACCGCCCTGCAGTTGATCACCGGGTCCATGCGCCTCATCGAGGCCGTGGAATCCGGCGAGACGCCGACGACGGACGAGCAGGCCGACGCGCTCGCCGTGCTCAATCAACTGCTGGAGTCGTGGAGCATCCAGGGCCTGGCGGTCTATCGGCGCGAGTTTTCGCCGTATGTCACCGTCGCGTCTCAGGCCAGCTACGTGGTCGGCGCTGGCAAAGAGTGGGACGGCGCGCGTCCGGCCGCCATCGCGGAAGCCTATGTGACGATCGACGGCTATGACTACGGGCTGCGCGTGCTGAATGATTCGGAATATGCCGCAGAGCCAAACAAGACGCTCGAATCGTCCGTTCCGGAAAGCGTCTATTACGATCCGGCGTACCCTGACGGGCGCGTGTATGTCGTGCCGGTTCCGGATACTGCGCTGACCATTACCCTGATTCACGACGAGGCATTTACGGCGATGTCGAGCGTTTCCACGGCGCTGTCATTGCCTCCTGGCTACGAGCGCGCGCTACGCTTTGCGCTGGCGGTCGAGTTGGCCCCCGAGTTCGGCAAGACGCCATCTCCGATTGTGATCAGCACGGCCGCCGATTCGTTTGGCCTGATCAAATCTCGAAACACGCAGCCGCAATATTTGTCATTTGACGCAACGCTGACGAGCGGAGGATGCTCGCTGGCTGATTTCCTGGCTGATGCCTGATGCGCTTCCAGATAGCCGCCGACCTTGAATCACGCGACGGCACGCTTGATGCTGATGCGCTTCTGACCAACGCCTTCGCCGAGATTGTCGGCGATGACTCGGCGGCTATCAAGCGGTCAGGCTGCGCAGAGCTTGGAGCAGTCACGGCTGGCGCAGGGCAACTGCTCGCCAGCATCGCCGGAAAGGCGCTGTCCGTTGCCGGCGACGAGCTATCAACGATCACCGTATCGCCGTTTTCGATTGACGGCACGGATGCGCTCGCTGCCGCGTTTGCCGATCTGCCGATGACAGCGCAGAACGGCGCCGACGTGCTGATGCTCAAGAGTCGCAAGGAAGCCTGGGTCTATGCGCCTTGACCTGGCCGCCGACCTGCGCGCGCGCATCGGGGCGCCAGACAAAGACGCTCGCCTGACGAATGCGTTTGTCGAGGTCAAGGCTGGGCCGGTGGCAAAAAACAGCGCATATCCGGCAAAGAAAGAAACGTGCGTGCGCAAACGTCCTGGGTGCGCGACGACCGGATACGACTATACGACGCCGATTCAGGGTGCTGGCGGCAGTCTTCCGTATCTGATATACGATGATACGTTCAGCGCGTTCGATGCGGTTCCTTCAACCACCTCGCTAATCGGCGATCTGGTCAGCGGCTACTACGCAATGGTCGATGATCCTCCAACCTCGCCGGGGCCGGGAGATGATTACTGGAGCGTGACGCCTCCAACGTCTGATCGGTGGCGAGGTACGGCAACGATTGGACTGTCCGATACGCCATCGGCAACCGATCCGGCAAACGTGATTGGCGCGCAGGCTGGGTCAAAGGCTGCCGCCGCGAAGTGGTTTGCAGAAGTCACGATTGCTGCCATTTCTCCTGGCCTGAAAACGCTTTATTACTCGCACCCTGTGTGGGGCGTCAATTCCAAGATATTCGGCACAAGCTATACCTATGTCGAGGAATTCGGCTATGGCCGCATCAAACAGGACACACAGACGCACGACGACGCCATCACATACCCAGCCGACTGGCCAGCAGGATCAGGAGTATGGACGGGAATGTTTTCGGTGCCAGATGACGTTATCGGAATCGTCTGCAAGAAGAAAACAAAGACGTCATTTTCCGTGCTATCAACCGGAGCAGTAGGCAGAATAGATACATCCGATTTGCCATTATCTCCAGAGTCCGTCACAGCGCTTATTACCATTTCCGGGTGCGATCAACCGGAGTACAACGGGACGTTTTACGCTTCGCGGGATATATCTAATCCGCTTGATGGCTATCTGTATTTCACGCTGAGCGGTGTTCCAGCCGCTTCTCCGGCGACCGGAAGCAAGTCAATGGATTATTGGGTCGAGCTATGACGACCTACGCATTATCCGTCACAGTCGCTGGACAGCCGTTTGACATGATGCAATATAATGCCGCCGAATCTCTGACTGGAATATTCTTCAAATCAGCGTATGATGCTTTCAACTTCGAGAATAACGTGCTGACGAAAATAACCGACGCTGATTATCCGGGCTGGAGCGTAGTGACGCCGACGAGCATCACTCGGTCAGGCTCGACGGCTACGGCAACGCTGCCGTCTGCGGTCAATTGGGAATCTGGCGCAACAGCAACGGTTGCCGGCGCTGCGCAGACGGAATACAACGGCGATTTTGTGATTGCCGTTACTGACTCAACGCACTTTACCTATACCGTTACCGGCACTCCGGCGACACCGGCAACCGGCACAATCACGATTACCTGCGGGCGCACGACTGTACCTGGCATCGTCTATCTCGACTCGTATTTCTTCGTCATGGATACCAATGCCGTGATTTACAACTCGGCGCTGAACGATCCGACATCATGGGATGCGCTCGACATCATCACGGCAGAGAAAGAGCCTGGCGCGGGCGTTGCACTGGCGAAGTCGCAGAGCTACGTGATCGCACTCAAGGAGTGGTCCACCGAGTTCTTCTACAACAACGGAAACTCTCCTGGCAGCCCGCTTGAGCCAGTGCTCAGCGCCTTTACGCTGGTCGGATGCGCGTCCGGCGAATCTGTCGCGGCGCTGGACGAAACGATCTATTGGGTGAGTCGAGCGCGCCAGCAAGGGCCGGCAGTGCATCGCATGGCAGGGCTGGAACAGACCAAGATCAGCACGCCGGACGTTGATCGCATCCTCGCTGCCGACGCGCTCGATGATGTCTATTCGTATGGCGTCAAGATCGCCGGGCATAGCTTCTACGTCCTGGGGCTGCGTGATACCGGCGTGACACTGGCGTTTGACGCCACCAGCGGCACCTGGGCGAGATGGACAAGCCTGACGGCGCGCGCGCCAGCATCCTGCACGATTGCGCAGACTGGCGGTGTCGCATCGATCACATGGACGGCGCACGGCCGGTCAGACGGCGATCCGGTCGTGATATCCGGGGCCGATCAGAGCGCCTACAACGGCTTGCAGCAAGTGCGGTACGTGGATGCCAATACGCTCGCGTTTGACGTGCCATCGGCCACCACAAGCCCTGCCACAGGGACGATTGTGGCGGTAGGGTATGACGAGAGCTATTTCAAATATTCGCGCTACGTGGCCGCGTCCGGCCGTGATCTGGTGTTGCACGAGACAACCGGCGAACTGTGCGAAATCTCGGCAGACGAGACGCTTGACAACGGCGCACCGATCTTCTTCCGGGCGCGTACCGGCAAGTTTGACAACGGCAACGAGCATCCGAAATCGCTAGCATCGCTGCGCGTCGTCGGACTCAAGCAAGGCGGTGAGGCTATGGTGCGGTGGTCCGATGACGACTACGCGACCAACTCAAAATGCAGGCCTGTCGATCTCGGCGCTGAGAATGCGCGCTTGCGGCGGTGCGGTTCGTTTCGCCGGCGAAGCTTTGAATTGATGCACGTCGGAGAATCTGCTGTGCAGGTCGCGGCGCTTGAGCTTGATGTTGCAAAGGGCTGATGATGAGGGACACAAAATGAGCACGGCAGACTACTCGGCGCAATTGCAGCGCGAGTCCGACTGGCAACGGCAACTGATGCAAGACAGGCAAATGCGAGACAATCCATGGCTTTCTCGGGCAGGCGACGTTGGGTGGGAATTGCAGCCAGACGGCCAATACCGGCGAATGATCAACGGCATCACGCAGACCATGCCAGCGGGCATTCTTGCCGGTAATATGCAGGCGCAGGGCATGGCGCAGCAGGTGTCGAATCCGGCAACCATCGGCGGGAATACGGATTACGTCGGGCAACTCAAGGCGCTTCTGGGCGAGCGGCAGCAGTCTGGCGGCGCCAGTTCGGTGCCGCTGACGAACCCCTACGAGCAGCGCTTGCAATCGCTGATGAGCAACCCGGACGAGATATCCAATACGAACGCTTATCGTTTCCGGTTCAACGAGGGGCAGCAGGCGCTTGAACGGTCGGCAGCGGCGAAGGGCATGCTGCGCAGCGGCAACACGCTGGCGGCGCTGGCGAACTACGGACAAGGCGCAGCCAGTCAGGAATACGGAAACGAGGTTAGCCGACTCGGGGCGCTGACCGGGCAGCAGAACCAGTACAACCTCGGGCGCATGGGGCTTGCCAATCAAGAGCAGTCCAATGCCGAATCCGCATGGCAGAACCGCACAGGCACGGCGCTGAGTGCGCTGATCGCCGGCAACCGGGACAAGCTGGCAACGAACGAACTGGCGGCTACCAATGCCGTGCGAACGGGATACATCAATCCTCAAAGGACAAGCACATGGTAGAGGTGATGCCAGAGGATCGCATTGCGCGACTGATGACGATTCGGGATCTCGTCTCGGCAGGCCAACAGGCGCCCGCAGGACCTGCTCTGCCTGACAACACGATGCGCAACAACGACACCGGGGCGACCTACTCGTTTCAGTCTCAGGCGCCTGGCGCTGCATACCAGGCGGACTACGCCAATCCAATCGAGATTGCCGGGGCGGGGCGGGGGTATCGCATCAAGGGCGAGCCGCTGGCGGCGCTGATCAACGGCCAGCGGGTTGATTTTGGCGTCGATGGGGCGGCGAGCCGGCAGCGGCAGTCTGAAAACCTCAAGATGCAGCAGGCGCAGCAGGCGCTACAGTCTGGCGCGCTCGACATCCATGATAAGCAGCGCACGGCGCAGATGGGCAAGCGTCCGTCATTGCCGCCTGGGTATGCTTGGTCCGAGGATGGCACGCGCGCCGTGCAGATTCCAGGCCTTGAAGATGTGTCAAAGCCGCTGACCGAGGGGCAGTCCAAAGCCGCGATGTTTGGCCTGAGGATGGAAGAGGCAGACAAGGTGCTCAACGACGTTGGGCGAGACGGCGCCGTGCAGCCGGGCATGATCAAGCGGATTGGCGAGTCTGTGCCGTTCGTTGGTCCGGGTCTTGGCACTGCGCTGAATTTCACGCAATCGCCTGAGCAGCAGCAAATCGACCAAGCGCAGCGCAATTTCATCAATGCCATCCTCCGGCGCGAGTCTGGCGCCGTTATCGGACAGCCAGAATTTGACAGCGCCAATCAGCAGTATTTCCCGCAGCCCGGAGACGCTACCGAGAAGATTTCGCAGAAGAACGACAACCGCAAGCAGGCTATCGCAGGACTGCGCACGGAAGCCGGACAGCGAGCCATTGCGCAAGTGCAAGCGGAATATGCCGGACTTAAAAAGCCAACCGAGATGGACAAGATGCCGAAAGCCTCAGACCATCCCGGCAAATACCTGACGCTGCCTGATGGTCGCGTGCTGCAGTCCATCAATGGCAAGTGGGCCATGGGAGGAAACTGATGCCGAAGTTCATCCTGTCAGATGAGCCGCCACAGCAGTCTGTGCCGGGGCGCTTTGTGCTGTCCGATGCGCCTCCAGCGGCCGACAACCGCAACATGCTGGAAAAGGCAGCGCAGTGGGCATCAGACACGTTCGGCGCCTCTGGAAACCTGCGGGGGTCTGCCGTCGGCGGAGTGATGCAGGGCATGGCTGATCCTGTCGCAGGACTGGTGCAGATGGGCGCAAACTTGCCGGGCATCAAGTCGCTGGTCGGCGATTCGGTGAATGCGGGCATCGCCGACAACGAGGCGCAATACGAAGCAGCTCGTCAGTCGGCAGGGCGCAGCGGATTTGATGCTGCTCGACTTGTCGGCAATGTCGCGGCGCCGTCCAATGTGATCGCTGCGTCGCGCGTGCCGATGGCGGCTACGCGTGTCGGGCAAGGCTTTGCTGGGGCTGCTGCTGGCGCTGTCGGCGCTGCGCTCACGCCGGAAAAAGACGCGCAAGACTTCTGGTCGAAGAAGTTGCAGGAAGGGTCAGTCGGGGGGCTTGCTGGCGCTGTGCTGGCGCCTGTAGCGGGTGCCGTGGGGCAGAAGGTGTCACAGATGTGGAACGGTCGCGGAACGCCACCGCCGCCGACTGGAACGCCTCCAGGTGGATGGGGTCCTGCTATCCAGGTGCCGCCCGGTTCGCATGCCGCTGACGCATCCATTGCGCAGGCTGCAGCAGAGTCGGGCCAGACGATTGACGAGATCCCGCAATCCGTGCTGTACCAATTGCGCGCGCAGGCAGAGCATGCGCTGGCGAACAATACGACAATCGACACAGCGGCGGCGCTGCGCAAGGCTGACTTCGAATCGCTTGGACAGCAGCCGTTACTCGGGCAGATCACGCGCGATCCGATGCAGTTTGCGCGCGAGCGGAATCTGCGAGGCATTTCCGGAGCCGGAGAGCCAATTGCCGCTCGCCTGAGCGGGCAGACTGAGGGCCTGAATCGGGCACTTGGCGGGTTCGCCAATGAAGCCGATGAAGCGTACGGCGCGGGCGCTCGCTTGGCCAAGGATCTCGGCGCGTTTGACGCACGGGCAAAAGGCGCCGTTGATCAGGCATACAATGCCGCGCGCAACGAGGCTGGGCGCTACGTCGATTTGGATCATGTCGGATTTGTCAAAGCGGCAAACGATGCGCTTGACGCGGGGCAGCTTGGTCACTACCTGCCAGCGCAGATTCGCAACCTGCTGAACGACGTTTCTACCGGCACGGTGCCGCTCAACGTCAACACCGCCGTGCAAATTGATAGCGTGTTGTCTGCGGCTGCTCGCGGCGCGCAACCAGCCGAACGCATGGCCATCAATCAGGTGCGCAATGCCTTGCAAGGCGCACAGCCCGCGTCGTCTGAGGGTGCTGCCGCCTTGGCGTCGTTTGACGCAGCCAGACAGATGGCAGCCGAACGCTTTGGCCTGCATCGCGCGATTCCCGCGCTCAAGGCGGCAGCAGATGGAACAGTGCCGCCAGACGACTTTGTGAGAAAGTTTGTTCTCAACGGCGATGTCAAAGAACTGCGTGCTATGGCCGACTTGCTCAAGAAAGAGGCGCCAGAATCATACAATCAAGCTCGCCAGCAGATCGGCGCAGAACTGCGGCGCGCAGGGTTTGGCGAAAATGTCTCAGGCGACAAGCCGTTTTCGCAGGAGCGGTTCAACCAGCGCATGCGGCAGATTGGCACAGCCAGGCTGCAGGCGTTTTTTTCTCCGGAGGAAATCAGCACCCTGCGCACGGTCGGGCGAGTCGGCGCTTACATGGAGTCGCCGCCGGCCGGGTCGGCGGTCAATTTCTCGAATACCGGCAGCGCCGTTGCGAACTTCGTCAATGCCATGCCAATGCCCGGGCTCATGCGCTCCGTGGTCGGCGCTGCTCGCAATGCGGCGCAGGCCACACGAAACGCCGGGGACGTGCGCAAAGCCATGCAAGCCGCTGTGCCGACAGCGCCAGCGCCTATGTCGCCGTCGCGCAATGCCATGCTCAACGAACTGTTGCTGATCGGCAGTGCGGGCGCCGGGGCTTCGACGCGATGAAGCTATCTGCCGCGCTCCGCCTTCTTGCGCGCCGCTTCTTCCTTGCGCTGCTGCGCATACCATCGCGCGTCATCTTCCAGGGATCGGCCGTTGGTCAGGATCGTGTAAAGCACATGGCAGCCCACGGCGATGCAGAAACAGATGGCCATCGAAATCAGCTTGTATTCCCACCATTCGGCATCGTGCATGGCGTTTTTCTCGGGGGTGTGTCGTGGCTGTGATTGTGCCGCAACCGCCAGCAAAAGGAGACGCCAGGTTCGATCAGTGGGTCTATTTGCTGTGGAAATCGCTGCGCGGTATTCCCGGTGAAATCCCGGAACAATTCAACCCGATCGCCGGGGCGAACGTCACACTCACTGGCGCGTATCCAGACATCACCTTTGCGGCTTCTGGCCCCGGAGACATACCGGAACAATTCAACCCGATCGCCGGGGCGAACGTCACACTCACTGGCGCGTATCCAGACATCACCTTTGCGGCTTCTGGCCCCGGAGACATACCGGAACAATTCAACCCGATCGCCGGGGCGAACGTCACACTCACTGGCGCGTATCCAGACATCACCTTTGCGGCTTCTGGCCCCGGAGACATACCGGAACAATTCAACCCGATCGCCGGGGCGAACGTCACACTCACTGGCACGTATCCAGACATCACCTTTGCGGCTTCTGGCGGCGGCGGCGGGACGACCAACAACTACATCACGCAAAGCCTCACCGCGCAGGACGGGCTTGACGGCCAAGACGGCTGGCCCGGTCCGATGGGGCCGGCTGGCGTTGCTGGCGCGGCAGGACGAGCGGGGCCGCCCGGTATGGACGGCATGGACGGCAATGGCGGGGACGGAGGATACGTCTCGACACCAGCGCCTGGCACTTGGATTCTGGCCTTTGCGGCGGCGCACGGCTAACTTTTAGGAGCGGCACAAATGGCGGCAAACAAAAACATTCGCATCGGTCCCGTAGCGCTGACCACGACTCTGACGACCAACATTCTCAACCCGCAGACCCTGACCGGCGGTGTGTCGGCTGGAGGCACCAGCAACACGGCCACCTACATCTTGATTCGGCACATTCGCATTGCGAATAAAACCGCCAGTGCGGCAACGTTCTCGCTGTGGATCGGAGCGACTGGCAGCAACGTGGCTGGCACCGAGTTTATGGGAACGGCGCAGTCGGTTCCGGCAAACAGCTACGTCGATTGGTACGGCATGATTCGCCTTGACACGGCAGACTTTCTGGTCGGCGGAGCAGGCACCACGACGGCACTCACATTTGAGGCTGAAGGTGAAATTGGAGTCGCCGGGTGATCCGTCTAAACTCATTTTCGCGCATCGAGGCTGTTTGCGACTTTGCCGCCAATACGGTTGATCCGACTTGCGTAACCTGTTGGTCAGATCAATCGACAGGCGCTTATCAGGGCGGGGCGCTTTCGCAGAATTTCACCGGCACGACGGCGATTGTGATCGTGGTTGCTCCATCCAGCGGGGCTGTGCGCGACGTTGATTTTATCAACATCAGCAACGTCGATCTGATTACGCAGTCGATCACGGTTCGCTACTACAACGGCAGCGGCACCTATAACCTCGTCAAGGTAACGCTGGCAAGCGGCGACAGGCTGACTTACACGCACGCTAGCGGCTGGCAGACCATCAATAGCACTGGCACAATCAAGTCTGCTGGGCTGCAGGGCGCCACCGGGCCACAGGGCGCTCTCGGGGCAGGAATGTATTGGGCCGAAAACGATGTCGGTCTTGAAGATGGTATGGCGATCACATACTCAAATGCAGGCATTCCGACAATCGCCGGCACGCTGCGTGCCTTCCTGCACACGCCGACTTCCGACAACCTTGCCGCAGCGGTTACGAACGAAACCGGCAGCGGTGCGCTCGTGTTCGGCACCACGCCGACACTGACCACGCCAGTGATCAACACGGTGGCTTCAGTCGGTGGCGCATGGACGGCCGCTGCTACATGGACGCTCCCGGCACACACGCTTGGCGGCACGGTCAGCGGTGGCGGGAACCAGATCAACAACGTGATCATCGGCACGGTGACGCCGCTGGCAGGATTTTTCACCAACGTCAGCGCATCTGGTATTGCAGCGGTTGGTGGAGCTACCGCTGCAGATCGTGTGCTGAACTTGGCCGGTCCGATTACTGGTGGAGTAAATGCCTACGGAGCTTTAGCCTCCGGCACAATACAGTCTGGTGTTACAACAGCAGCATCAGTGTTCAGGTCTGCTGTTTCTGTGGTTGATGCCGCTTTTACGCTTCCATTTCTGCATCATTTTTACGCAGGTAAAATAATCTTTGGAGCAAGCGCGACAGTAACATCGCAGTCAGGATTTACCGCATCTTCGTCCATTTCAGGGGCGGCAAGCAATTACGGATTCTATGGCGATTTGGCCGCAGCATCAGGCAGCTATAACTGCTATATGCCCGGTACTGCGCCGAACTATTTTGCCGGCGACATGCAGTTCAGCAAAACCGTGACTGCAGCCGGAACGACGACGCCGCAGACGATTGACAAAAACGCCGGGGCTGTCAATTTCGCCGCTGCCGATGCGTCGAAGGTCGTGACGGACTCGCGCGTAACGGCTAACTCGATCATCGTTGCCACCGTCGCCACCAACGACTCGACGATGAAGTCGGTCCAGGCGGTGGCTGCAGCTGGTAGTTTCACCCTTTACGCCAATGCCGCAGCCACTGCGGAAACGCGCGTTAATTTCTTGGTGATCAACTGATGATGCCAGATCGGGGGGAAAAATCAGACCTTGACGTGGTTTATCACCGGCTTGACCAGCAGGATGCTGTGCTTCTGCAGTTGCACGACATGATACGGGATCACATCGCGGAAAATCGGCACATCGAGGAGCAGATCAAGGATCTTGTCGAAATGTACCGGGGATCAAAATTCATGATTTCCGCGTTCAAATTCCTTATCCCGATCGTCGCCGCTGTTGCCGCAGGAGTGATTTGGATGCGCGAGCATTTGCGCATCTGACGGGCACAAAAAATCCGCCCGTAGGCGGCTGGTTGAACTGTCAAGGATTGCTCGTCAGTTTTCCGTCTCGGGCTGGTTCAGTCGGCAGACTGCTGGATTGACGAAAAAAACTCGCTGGATTTTGCTGCCGTCGTTATCCGCTCCTCGACCATAATGTGATTGCGGAAAACGCGAATGATTCCGACGCTCACCTTTCCGCCAAGTTTTGCGCTCGCCGGTGAAAACTTCGCGGCGTATTGCGCGCCGTCAAAACCGATGTATGTGGCTTCCATCTCGTTCTCCTCAATGCGCCCGGCGAACCGGGCTTGTGTTGTTACTCGAAGTCTTCCGGGTCGTATTCTTTGGCCTGCAGATCGCTTGGCTGTTCGAGCGTTTCGGCCATTTGCTCCTCACTCTCGTATCCGGCATCACGTGCGCAAGCGTCGCGCGCTCCCTGCTCGTCGTTGGCCTCGTAAGGTCCGAAAACTCCGCTGTTTGCCCATACTGTCCATTTGCTCATCTCGTTCTCCTGTGTGTTGTGCTTCGATGTCTGTATTGTATCACCAAACAGCAGAGAGTCAAGAAGTTTTTTCAGGCGCCGCATCAATCAGCGACCTAACCCACTGCGCTCCGCCGTTCCTCTCGACCTTCGCCCGCTGCGCAGGACTGACGCGGGCGTGAAGCACGGCAGACCGTTCGCCTGGCTTAACGAGCGTCGGCTGGCGCCCCTGGCCGGGCGCGTTGCCGGTTCGTTGCTTGGCGGTCATGCTTGCTGCCAATCGTCAAAGCCGTGCTTGACGGCAACGCGCTCGTAGCGCTCGCTTTCGCCGCTGCCAACCAGTTCGGCAACTTCGATCTTGCTGCCGACTGCGGCTTGATAGGTCTTGCTGGCGATGCTCTTGGCGCTGGCCAGCGTCTTGGCCTTTGTCGGAAACCAGTGAGAGTCAGCTCCGCCGGTGATGTAGTATTTGCTCATTTCCCTGCTCCTCAATGCGCCCGGCGAGCCGGGCGGGCCATTAAATTCCGCAGCGGTGCGTTATGCCGTTGCGCGTGATCATCACGTCGCCAGCAATCCCGAGCAGCGCCAGTGCATTGACGATTGCGCTACGCGTGCCGGTCTTGTGCTCGGCGACGAAGTTGCCGTTTTTGTCGTAGTAGCAGACCATCGACCGGGCTGCGCTGGAGCGATCGCAAAGCCCGTCTTTGTAGCCGCGCTCCCACTCTGATGCCCGCGGGGTGACGCTGAGGTGCTCAGGCGGCAAACGATCAACCAGCCGAGAACCGAGACGCTCGCGGCCTTTGTTGCGGCCGGTTTCCCAGCCTGCCGCGTAGTCGGTGCCTTTCTTGAGGACGTATGCTGGCGTTTTCATGGTCATTCTCATCGATGCGCCCGGCGAGCCGGGCGGGGTTGGTTGTTAGACTACTTCCTCGCCGCCGAGGCCTCCGCGCATGATGCGCACGTTAGGCGTCAAACACCATCACGCCATCAATGCCGCTTGTTAAAACCGCCCTGACATTATGTTTCCCGTAGCAAATCAAACAGCACGGCGCTCCAAATGAGCCGTTTGCTACAGACCCGTCCACGTTGTGGAATGCCTGCCGCCCCTTGAAGAAAAACACTCCGTCAGCCACACCCCAAACATGAGAATGAAACCCTTTTGTTTCTGTCCTCGCCGGTATCAAGGCTATCCCGTCCCCGTGCTGCGCAAGTTTCTCAACCCATTCAAAAATCCTCGGCCCAAATGGGGGGTTAAGCCACACGCGCCCAAACCACTCTTGTTTCAGCCCGTCATCTACCACGTTGTAATGGAGCTTCGCGGTATCCCACGGCCTGTCAATTGGGGTGCATGGGTCAAGGTCAAACTCACCAAGGCGGTTAAGTATTCCGGGCGGTGTAAGCCACTCGTCCTTTTTACCGGGCGCACCAAAACGCCTAACATTTACGTCAACCGGACCTTGCGCCAGCGGCGTTTCGTGGTTCATTTGTCGTCCTCTCTCGGCGCAAGGCCGGTTACGCCAGCGTTAGTGGCGAACTTCTGGGCTGCAAGCCACTGCGCCCATTTGCGCGCGGCGCGCAGCGTGTCGAAGCAACGAGAAAACGTCTCGATGCCGTCTGTGTTTCTGAAAGTGACTGCAAGCATCTCGGCCTCCGGTGGTTGTTGGTTGGTATGTCTGTATTGTATCACTCAACAGTAAGGAGTCAAGCACTATTTCAGTTTTTTTGCGCTATTTTGCCGGAATATTGCTATTGATTCCGGCAAGAGATTCGGCGCGGGTATCTATAGGAATCAATGGGCTATCAAAGAAAAACCCGCAGTTACGCGGGCTTGTGTTGGTGCCGAGAGGGGGAATCGGCGATGGCGCTATTGCTGGCTTTGCGGTTAGTTTGCCGGAATTTTGCCGGAGTCGTCGCGGCCAAGGAGTTCAGCAAGCCGCCTTTCTGCTTCTCGACGCAATTGGTCAGGCGTCTTTCCCCCTGGCCGCACTACTGTCACGACGATTGGGCCGATGCAAGATCCAAACGTGACCTTGTTGGCAAGCGTCTTGAGCGTGTTGATTGACACTCCAAGATATTCGCTTGCTTCTGTGATTTTATAGATTTTCATGCTTTATACCTAAACAGTTTTTCTATTCTCGGATACTGGGAGTTTTTATCAAGAATGGTTTTATGCTGTATTTCTTTCACGCAAACAAAATCATTTGGAGCTGAGTATTCGCTTATAAATACTGTATGCCCCTTTTTTGTTTGTGTTCTGCACCAATCCCAAAATACATCTTGATTAAATCCGTCTTTGTATTCACAGGTATTAGCGTATGGTGGGTCACAATAAATCAAACTGTTTGGGGGGATTTCCATGTCTAAATAATCTCCACACTTAAAAAACACCCCACTAAAGTTTTTTGCCTGTTTTGTTAATACCCGACTTCCTCTATCAGCATAATTATCCCCCTTTTTGTTGAAGGCATACCCGCCCCACCATTTCCCACCAAACGAGCAAAGGAAGCCAACAAATCCAACCAATTCTTTTGGATAATCTTGTGGGTTTGATTTAATTGCATAATACAATTCTTTGCTAATATTGGTTGGTGGCACATACCCATCTTTCAGAGCAACTAAAAGCGATATAAGAAACTCATGGCTATCGTTACCCATTCTATTACCCTCAACCTTATCAATCATATTTGCTCCACCGACAAAAGGCTCAACCCACCATTGTTCAGGCTTCCTTTCAGCAAGCATGATTGGCAAAAGATGTTTGGCTATTCTGTTTTTACTTCCCATATATTGCATTATCTTTAATCTCCTTAATTATTTTCTCGTTTGCATCCACAATCTTCTGTATATCCTCAATAGATATTTCTTTTTCCAAAGGCTCGAAGAAATAAACCTTGATATTGCTGGCTTTCAGCGGGGTTTGCCGGAATTTTGCCGGAATCATCGCACTGTGCGCAAACCGGAAGCGAAATTACACGCATCTCAATCATCGGCTGACGCCTGCTCATCTCCTGCGGAGTTTTCCACTTCCCGCACTTGGCGCACTGGCGCTGCTTGATGCCCGCCTTGCGCTGTACCTCTGCCCATTCGTGCCACTCAAGATAGCCCGTTGGCGGCAGGTCGCCGGGCTTGTATGTGGCCTGCTCCAGGATGCACACTACGTCCATGATCTCTTGTCTACTACCAAAACTTACTGAACCGATTTAGCGCCATCGCCTGCCGCAAATACGCCGGCGATGCGTTGGCAACGAACAACCGCCAGCGAATTGAGCGGCTGTCTATGTGCCGGTTTGACCAGCGCCAGTTGCTGTAGCTGATCGCCAAGTAGCGCCGGAACTGCATCTCGGAGCGTTTCTCGCGCCACTGATGATTGGTCTGTCTGCGGTTGAGGTGGCTGTCGTCAAGTCTGATGGGCCGGATGATCATTCCTCAATCTCCTCAATAGTCACCCGCACAACGCGGCAGCCTCGCGCTTTTGCTGCTTCGATTTCCTGTTCGTCTGGACATCCCAGACCAACGCGCCACACGTCTGCGGCGCATCTGAATCCGCTTTCCGCAATCATGTTGCCATGCTCATCAACAAACGCCCACGCTTGCCACTTCATGCCGTTTCCTTCCTCGGCCTCTCGTGCTCAAACAGCATAAATTCCCAATATCCGCCATCGCTATCGTCACAGTGCATCTGCCAGCATTCGGCGTGCATTTTGACTGATGACACCGACCCATCATCAAAACAGCGCCAGCGCTTGTATTGTTCCCCCTGCGCTATTTCCTCGCCGCAGCTATGGCACTTGTGCGGCTTTATGGCAATTGGAGATTCTACCGGCGAGCAGTACATTATGCAGTCCCCTTCCTCGGTCGCCCTACCCTACCCTCCGCTCCTTCCCGATGTCCAAGCGCCCACTTGCGCACCTCGGCAGGCAAGAACAGCGGATGGCCAAGCCCTCGGCCAGCGGTCGGCGGTCGGATCGGACGCGGGAAATCGGGCAGAGCAGCCCACCGCGTCACTGTGCTTTTGCTGGCGCGCAGGTGGTATGCGATGTCGTCCATGTCCCAAAAGTCGGACGACCGGGCCTGCGCAGTGACTAGCGCGGCGATGGAGGCGGCGAGTCTGTCAATGTCGGCGAAGGTGGTCATGCGCGCTTGTTCCATTCGTCGATTGCCCTGGCGTCGTTGTTCCTGCGGGCCATATTGACGCGCACGGCCGGGCCGGCAGAGCCGCATTCGATGCACTCGATGCGCAATCTGCGTCCAAAGTCAATTCGCGTCAGGCTTGATTCAATCTCTGGGACGCTCCCGCAAAACGGGCAGGGCTTGAGTGCTTGGTCGGTCATGGCTTTTCTCCTGTCGCTTTTTGAACGGTATCGAGCGCGAGCATGATGATGCTCGCCACATCCTCGTCAACCGCAAACAAACTCACATGCGACAAGCGCCGGCACACTTCCAGCAAATCAGGCGCGGCCGCTATCAGGCGAGCATTGGCGCAAATCTCAGAATCCCCACGGCCCAAGTGCTCCTGATTGATTGTTGCAGGATCGCATGAGCAGATGTCTGCTACGTCGTCGTCAGGATGCTCAACCCATGCACCAACCGCAATCCATTGCCCACGTGTATGTTCGCTCATTTCGCTAACCTCGCGCGGATAAGGTATGCTGCCTCTTCGCGAGATAAAGACTTTTCACATATTCGAGCGCACGCCTCGCTATCTGCAATCCTAGCCTGCTCAATCAGCGCATCCACTCCGTTGATTGTGTCAATCCAAGCCACCACTTGCGCCTCTGCGTCGTCGCAAGATTTCTCGACACCGTGTTCTGCGGTGTATTGACCTCCATCGCGGTGGATGCGGGCGAGCAGGTCGTAGATGTGATGCCGATCGCGTTTGAGGCGCTCAATCTCGGCGTGCTGGCTGCGCAGCATGGCTGCGGCGTCGTCCAAGTTTTTCAGCGTAGGCATCTCAACCTCTAGTGCGTCGGCTATATCCATCGCAGTGCGTTTGCTCATTTCCTGCTCCTTTCGCCTTCCGGCCGGATTTCGAGCAGCGCCATCACCACATCAAGAGACTTCCTCGCGTCGTCATGGTCTAGCCTTTCGAGAAATTCGGCCATGACGGCCAGTCCGTGTAAATCATCCTCGCCAACAAGACCGACAATCACGGCGCGCAGTCTGGCGACTTGGCTGCGCAGCCGTTCGATTTCCTGATCGGCGGCTATGGCTTCGTCGCGCTCTGCGGTCAGGCGCTCAATCTCGGCACGCATCTCGTCCACGTTGCGAAAGTCGGACATCAGCATGTTGTTTCCGACGTATTTTCGCAGCACGAGACATTCTTCCCACAACGCTTCGTGGTCATCGGTCAGCATTTCCCGCAGACGTTCAATCTCGGCGTGCTGCTGGCGCAAAGCTTCGGCCGCTTCCAGTTTTGCGAAAGACGAGCAGGACGCTGCGTCAAGATCAAGCGCAATCTCCAGTGCTGTGTGTGCGTTCATGCCTTAACCCCCACCATCCAAGTCGGAGGAGACGGCATCTCGACGCCAACCGGGCGCCACAAATGCAGGCAGTTGGTGTGATTGTTGATGTGCTCGCTTTCCGGAGGGTGAAACTGCACCACGCGGTCCTCGCTGTGCCAGAACAGGCGCTTGACCATGCTCATCTCTTCCCAGGTCGGGCAGCGATCGGATCGCGACACGCTGACATGCTCCCATCCGGCCCCGTCCGATGCGATGCAGAACAGGCGTTGGCTGTGCGGCAGGCGGATGTCAAACGCACCGGCGTTGCCGATTGCTGCCGTACTGGCAAGCGGGCCGGTCCGGATGCGGAATTTTTCGGGGACTCGGAAACTCATGGCTGCGCCTCCTTCCATTTCAGCAGACCCTTTATCACGACCTTGGTCACTCTGCCATCTTTCTCAAGATCATCTAGCTTGCGGTGCGTTGTCTTCCTGTCGCGCTCGATAATCTTGGCAATCTGACACGTTCCTGCCATGGGGCTTTCTCGAACAGCCGTCAAGATTTGCTGGCGAATGGTTTCGTGGTAGGACTCGCGACGCTCATCCATCATTTTCTCGCGATCGGCAATTATCTTCTCGATTGCCTTCTTGGCCCGGGCCTTTTCTTCATCCATTGCCTGGGCAGCAATGGATATCTGCCGAACCTGATAAAACAGGCTCAATGGTGAACGGCCCCGTTTCCTTTCTGTGTTTTCTGTCTCAAGCATTGCTATCTCATCCGATGTACTGTGATCGTTCCACAGGCATGCGTCGTTACCGCTTTAACTCCGTGTCCAGTTGGTATGCACACGCCCTCCAATGGCTCGTCTCCAGGAAGGTATTCGCGCTTCTTGCTGTGGCTCTTCCCGAGGCGCGAGATGCTTTGCGCTCTAGTTATTGCCTCGGGCGTCTTTTTCACTTTGTAAAATTTTGCGCGCTGACGGATACTCGAGATTGGCATGTTGAAAATCTTGCACAGATCTTCTGTCTCGGTAACCGGGTAGAGTTCACAAAAGCGCTTCTTTTCTTCTTCGGTCCAGAAGGTTTTCATGCGGCCTCCATGACCCGTCCGGCAGTGCCGTTTTCGATCCACACCGCGTCGGCCCAATCAGGAAGCGCGGCAGGCAACGCTTTGAGCGTGGCAAACAGCAGCGCCGTTTCGATTTCTCCGTCTTCCGCCAGTCCGACGAGCCAGTACAGCAAATCCTCTCGCCCCACGAAGTCGAGCACGTCGACGCGGTCCAGCACAAGCAGCTTGACGCCAGACAAGTGGCTGATGGCCTCGGCGATCATTGCGTCGACACGCCATTTCTCGGACTCCGAGAGCAGGGCATATAGCCGTCCGCCAGCAGTAATTGTCATGTCGCCATCGACCAATGGCTGTGCCCACTCCGTCATGAGCGACGAAGACGCGAGACGTTGATTGATCGGCCCGAGCGCCTCGCCAAGCATCTCGCCGGGAATCCCGTTCGGCGCCAGTGCGGCGGCAATTTCTTCCCACTGCGCCACGTCCCGGTGATGGCCGCGGGCCAAATCGGTATTTTTGTCGGCGATCGCCGCGGCGCGCTCGTCCGACTCAAGATACTTGACGACGCTGGCGAGGCGCGTCTGTTCCTTGCGCGCTTCTGCGAGCTTCGCTTTCTTGGCATCGATTTCTTCCGGAGCCGGCGCGGGGTCGCTCCTGGCGTCGTCGATCTCCGCCAGCGTCCGGGCGGCCAGGTCGGCGGCCGCGAGGTCGCGCTTGTCGTTCTCAACCGATCGGTCCAACAGGTCGCGTGCGCGCTGGTATTCGGCGAGCTTTCCGGGCTCTGACGTGGGGTAGACGATCGGCGGCGGCGTGAATTCGACCAGCGCGCCGTTGGCGTGACTGTGGCGCAGCACGGCAGAGCACGCCGGGCAGGTGTAGGTTGGCTCGGCCGGCATCTGCTTTCCGCCCTTGCGTGCCTCGTGCTCGACCTTGGCTTGCCATTCTTTCAACTCGGCCTCGTCATGCCGCAGTTTGGCCTCGATGCTCGCATACCGCGCGGCGCGCTCACGCAAGCCGGCCACCTTATCGCTTTGCTGCGCCTGCCGCGTGGCGGCGGATTGCATCACAGCAAGGTCGGCGGCGCCGCGCTCGATCTGCTCGGCGACTCTGGTCAGTTCTTCGCGCTCCAGCCGCACCCGGTTACCATCGTGCG